ATCTACTTCATCAATAAAATTATTAAGTTTACTTCCATCTATCCAATGAGTAGCAATAATAAGTTGATGATAATAAAATCTAGTTAATTTAGGTGGAAGTGAATTATCTCTGTTTCCGATATGCATCATATCTTGATTGTCGAGTAATTCATTTAGAACATTGAACCAATCTTTCCAATCATCTTGATTCATCATTCTCCTAGATTTTTCCATATTAGATTCTTCACCTTTATAATACATGGTGTTTCTTCTATAGAATCTAACGTCATCATCTAACATACCAAATCTATTTTTTCCAGCATGACGATAAATGTGTTCTCTAGTTTTTGCAATACCAATATTATTATCAACAACCAGATATTCACAATCATATTTGTATTGGTCTTTTTCTTGTTCTTGAATTACAAGAATAACATTTTCTTTTACGTCATCTGGTAAATTATTAAATGTTATCTGATTATCAACTCTACGAAATGTAGGTATGTAAATCTTCATTACTAATCTTTCCAAGAGTATGTTGGATTTTCACCGTTACTATCATATATATTAGGGTGTTTCATTAACGCTCTTCTATAAGGACTCCACTTGATACCTCTACCCCAACCAACGAAACCCATCATTTCTTGTTTAGTAACTATACCTCTTTTACGAATATAATGAATAATCTCATTTAACTTTTCACTATCACCCATTACCTTTTGTTTTGATAACAATCTATTAATTAGATAAGACATTCTCAACATCTCATCTGCATATATTAATTTTTCTCTAACATATTTTAGAGAGCGTTTTGCTTGTAGATTTCTTCTTGGTGTATCTAGATAAGAATCTAGTAATAGTAATGCATCATCATCTGTCGTAAAGAAATCAGCAGTAGGATTTAGTTCTTTATAATATGTGTCATCATACATGATATATGGTAGACCATTCATTAAACCATCTGTCGTAGCAACACTCCAACCACCATAAGTTTGTTTAGGTGAAAATCCTACACAACAACTCTGTAATTTTTTGTAATATAAATCTTTATTAAATTTATCAACAGTAACATATTCACGATTAGGTTTATCTAATAATGGCACCCACACTTTAAAATCTTGTCTTTGTTTCCATAACTTATCTGTCAATGCAATAAACTGTTTAAAATGTTTATATGTGTCTGGTCTATGATTGAATACAATAATCTTCTCTGGGTTTTCATTTATATCATCAACGATATCATCTTTGTCCACACCTAAATGTTGAACAGTTAATATCTTATCTAATTTACTGATTGTATTTTCATTAAATGTTTCGGTTGCTTGATTAATTATCAAATCTTTTTGATACTGTGTATTTAAATAACAAGTATCATATTCTAATAGTCCAGTAATATTTTGCAAGAAACTATCTTTAGGCCATGCAACTACTTGTTTTACATCTGTCCAATGTGTATATCCAAATACTGGTGGAACATGATGAGTTACATTATATAATGTATTTACTAATTGATGTGTGTGTTCTGGTAAGTGTGACATAACTAAATCTATGTCAATATGATGACCAAGCATCTTTCTTATGATATCAACTCTGAATTGACTTCTCATAGTTGGTGGATAAGTTTCAAAGTCAATAAACCATTGTGTAACATTTGAAAAGTTTAAAGATGCAACTGGACACGGCAGAATCATATAAAACCATAAATCATCACGAATGGAATTAAGTAGTTTTATTTGTTTCTTGACAACTTGGATATAACTATCCTTTTCCAAATCTTCTTGGAATGTAATGTTAGGGTAAACAAGTACCCTAACAGTTTTTTGTAGTTTCTTTTCTTTTCCTATTTCAAATAAATTCATCTGATAATGTCAATCTTATTCATAGTATTTTTATTCCAGACTTCAAGTTCTTTACGAACCTTATTTTCTGCAATCATTTTATTATATCTTTTAGTAGCAAGTTTCTTCCACCACTTAATTACGTTTTCAAGTTCAAACCTATCATAGTTCTCTGCTTTTGTCAAGACATCAGTTTTACCAAGTAAAACATCTCTTGCATTTGCATAACCATATTCTGACATATAGAATCTTTTCTGTGTCGTAACTCCACTTGCTTCTTCCATCTTATCACAGAATATCTGATATGCTTCTGGATTGTAGTCTTTTAGATTCTGTTTAAGTATTCCAACCATTTTAGTTTGATACTTTAATTTTCTAGATGATGCACCTTTGTGAATAAGTGGTTCACCATCATTTCTTTCTTCAAACCAATCACGCAGTTCAAAGTATATCTCTTCACCAAGTGTTAATAAAAACTTTGATTGGGTATCTCCACGATATCTAAGGAATGGGCGCATACCATCATACATTGATGCACCCTTAATATTACCATATAAACTTGTAGTTTCAAACAAACAAAACTCTGTATCATATTTCTTGTTTAACATTCTACGACTATCGTGAGAACAACAAATACCAGCAAGTAATTTACCACCAAGATAATTGTAACCAAAAGGTTGAACTGGTACAATATTGAAACCCATAATTGCACGCTTGTTAAATATATCTAAATCTGGAACACCACCAAGATAATCATTTCTAGGTTTAGAGTTGATTAGTGGTGAACCAAATCGAATAAATCCTACAACTGTATTTGTTGTAGTTTCATAGACCACCATCTTGTGTGTCTTGCCTGGGTTTTCGTCTGGACTAAATGATGCAGTCTTTTCTAACATTGCATCAAAAGTCTTTGTAGGAATAACTGCAACTTTAAAGTTCATATCTTCTGGGTGCATATCATAGTTCTGAAACATATCATCTTCTAAACCAAACCCAGGCAAGGGTACTGGTAGATTCTTTACTCTTTCAATTTTACGAGCACGAAAATAATCATCTATTCTTTTGAAGTCATTGAAGTACATAATCAACTTATGTGCAACATCAAACGCTTCTTGTCTATCTAATTTCACCCAAAAAAACTTTCTAATGTGGTTTGTGTTCCATATGACCTATCAATAATCCAACCAATTCTTTCGGTAACAAATGATAGTGGGTCAACAAAACTTTTTTCATATTGACTATCATAGTCTATATATTTAGCAATGTCAAGTTCTTTGGGTAACGTACCCATGAATGAAATGACATTACACCCAAGTGGATTAGGTTGTCGTAATTCAACAAACTTAATCTTATCACCCTCTTGAATATACTGATACTTAAAATCTAGTTTCTTCTGTTTAATCATATGATTGTAAACTAAACTTCCCTTGATATGCATGGGTGTGCCTTTGATAAAGATTGAATTACTTGACCCAAACTTTTTAAGACCATTACAAGAACGAGGATATGCAATATCCTCTGGTGGTAGGTTTTTAAACTCTTTACGAAAAGAGATAAGGAAGTCATTAAGTTCTTGTTCACCACCTTTCATGATAATTTGCAATGCTTCCTTAATCTTTACACGACAAGGTGCAGGCGTTGATGACTTAACACTTTCAATACCCATCACCTTGAGTTGTGGTTCTTTAAAACGCACACCCTCAATATCCCACGCATTTAGGATATATCTTTTCTTTGCAGTCCATATACCTTTATCTGCAATGACCTCTCTTTTCATAACCATCTTCTGGTCATATGCAGACATCATATCAGCAAGAGTCTGATAACTCTTATCAATGTAAGGTTCAATTTTCTCTTTAGCAATAGTGTCCAAGAAATTGACAATCTTCTGAACATCTGTTCCTTTCTCAAACACTTTATCAACCAACTTGTCAAAAGTAATGTATATCGAATCTGTGTCTGATGCAATAACGAAATCCTCATCTTTAGTTCCCAGTAATTTGTTAAGATACTCATTCATCTTCTTTTCAATCCAACGAATGGATAACTGACCAGCAGTAGTAATACCTTCTGCAATCGCAAGGTCATAATATCTAAAATACTGATTACCAATCGCACCATAAGATGAGTTCAAGGAAATCTTTCTTGCCATCTGAATGTTGTTGTAACGACTGATATACTTTAAGTATTTAGCATCTTTTGTATCTTCATATTGTTGTTTCGCATCTAACATTTTTTTCTTGTAGATAGTACGGTCATCATAAATTTCTTGCATCATCTCTGGTAAGAAACCTTTGATATCTTTACGATACAACGCACCGTTTGGTGTAATAGTTGTATTGTCTGGTAGATTGAAGTTTACACCTTTCAATACTGTATCAACATTAAGGTCTTTAATAAACTCACCAGATACAAGTGTTTCTGGTGAAAGATTATATTGCATAATTAAATGTGGATAAAGTGAGTTTAAGTCAAAAGACATAACCCATTTATGCATACCAACTTGTGGGTCTTTTACATATGCACCCTCATACTTTTCTACTTTAGTATTGTGTGATTTTTGTGGTATAACAATATTCTTTTTTCTAAGGTGGTTGTGTATGAGGACATCCCAATATTTAACTTGACCGAAGACATCTTCATAGTTAACCTTTGCTTCATACGCCATAGTCAAACAAAGTTCTAACAACTTCATCTTATCTTCAAGTTGGTCAACCAATTCAACGTCAACAATGTTATAATCAATAAACGATTGGTAGTCTTTTGTATACCAATCTTTGAAAGTATCGTATGGGTTTTCATTCTTCTTTGCACCAAGTTCTACTGATGCAATATAATTAAGTGCATAACTTTCTTGTCTTGTATATGTAAACTTGTGATATAGTTGTAGATAGTCAAGATTAGCAACACCAGTAATATCATAGACTTGTTGGTTTCTACCATGATTGTAAACGGTACGAGAACTAATCAAACCCCAAGGGGAAATCTCTTTTGCTCTATCTTCACCAAGAACTTTTGTAACACGATTGATGATATAAGGAATATCGAAGAATTCAGTATTCCAACCAGTAACAACATCTGGATAATGTTTAGTCCAGAAGTTCATAAACTTTGC